GGCCGAGCACAGCGAGCAGTACCGGGTGCATTTATGGAGCATGCTGTTTTCGCCTCTCGGTGTACGTGTTATCCACGTGAATCTGCCCATATTGCCCACGCCAGTGGCGTAGGAGTGCCGCCAAGCGTTCGGCAAGCTTGCCTTGACCTTGGAAGTGCAAATCTATGTTGATGCCTGTCAGAAGGGCTGCAATCGCGACGTAACATCTCTGGCACTCAGGTGAGTGCGTGCATTCGAACTTGACGCGGTCGGCAATGTCCTTTGAAGGTGTGGTGGTGTTTTGCAGTTCGATCATCACGAACGTTGCCAGACACTCAGCACATAGGACGGCAGAATCAAACTCAGCGTATGGTCGCTGCCAAACAGGCGAGGAGATGAGCGCATACTTGCTTCATGCCGTCACCAACTCAGGGGCGTTCAACCGGCGTATCTCTTCCTTGATCCGCTCAACTTTCTCAGCATCCCTCACGCGCTTGGCGTGGACATCTCTTTTGTATCGCTCCAGGTCATTGGGGAAGTTCAAGCGCTGTGGGTTCGCGTCTCCGTATACGAAGACGCACCAGAAGTCTCTAACCTGTGCCGCCTTTTTCTCAGTGTCGAATAAACCGCAATTGATCTTCTTCTGAATCTTGTTGCAATAGAAACGGGCAGAGTACCTGATAACAGGGATGCCATCTTCACCCGTTTGCTGTATGGGTTTTACACCAGCGTATTCGCTGTAAAGTGGCTGGTTCATTTTTGATCCTCCTTGGAGTTGTAGTGTTCTGAAGACACACAAAGGGCCGACCCGAAGGCCGACCCCATGTAGGTTTGTAAACGGTGTTGGTTACGCGTGGACGGTCAGACCCGCAACCGGGTTGGTACCGGCATTGGTGTTCACGCCAGAGACGCGGCAGTACAAAATAAATGCGGTCTCATTCTGGAGTGCGAAAAGTTCATCCAACCTTTTCACAATGAAATCACCCGCTGTTCGCACTGCGTACTGCTGATACACGTCACCGAACAGGATCGGCACATTGCCAGCGGCGATGGCTGGTCTGTTTTCATCTATGGCAATCCTCTTGCCGAAGATTTGGCCGAATGGATCGCCAGAAACGGGGTCCTGTTGGAGGATCGGCTGGCCAGTGGTCGAAACCAATCCCATCAGGGCTGCGCGAGTCTTCGAAGACATAACCCATGCAGCTGTAGGCGAGTTGGCGTAATTAGCGTCCACCGACCCATAGAGCGCCGCCAAATCGGGGTACGCAATGACGCCGGACGCAGCCGAAGTAACGCCACCCGTGAAACCAAACGCGGCGACGTTCGAGGTATTGCCTGTGCTCACCCAGTTAGACAGGCCACGGCGGAATCTTTCGGCCAACTTGTTGTCAAGCCAGTTCTGTACATCGAAATAGCTGTCCTGCAAAAGTTCGTTACTGACTTTCACTACATCGCTGGTGGCCGTGTCTACGTTGCTGGTAACGGAACTCAGACCAGGGTCAGTTTCGGTGTTTGCAGATGCAGCCTGCCCGACGAGCACGAGACCGTTTGCGGTGTCGTTGGCCATCGGGAGCACCATGGGGTTACCGGTATCAGTGCGGAACACATTCACGAAATCAAGCAAGGTGCCGTAGCTCTTTTTCGCCTGAATGAAGAATGAAGACAGCGTGGTAGGCACGAGCACAGAGCCGCCAGTGATCGGTGTAGAGGGAGTGCCGACGCCCAGGTCACGCTGCTCATATCCATGGCTAGAGCCTGTTTTGATCCATTGGAAGAACGCACGCTTTTCATGTTCTTTGCTGACTTCGTTCTGGGAGCCGAAGCCGTCACGCGGAGGCGCAGTGTTGAACTTGGGAGCCGCAGCAATTGCGCGTTCCTCACGCTCAATCAGCTTATAAATCGAATCGCTGTCAGCGATCATCTGATCGAAGGATGCACGCTGTTCGCTGTCTTTGAATCCAGCTACCGCGAGTGCGTTGGCCTCGGCCAGAAGTTTTCCATAACGCTGACGAAGTTCATTGATCGTAGACATAATTTGTAACTCTTTCTGCACTGAATAGTGCGAAGGCGGGGCAGACACACTTCGGGTGTTTCTCAAACACTTCAGGTCTGAGCGGGTCTGCGAATAGGTTGTAGGGTGTGAGCGGCGAATTAGTTCCCTAACTCAAAGCTGCCCAGATTGGCGAAAACTTTGCCAGGCGCGGATGCGACGAAGCGCAAGCTGTAGGCGTGTATGGCGCAAGAAGTCAGCCTCGTCGAGACCGTCACGGTCGAACGCATCGACACCTAACGAATCTTGCTCGTCGTCGTCCGAGTTCTTTTTCTTCCGTGGTTTGCCTGTCTCGGGGTCGATGTCGTCATCGACCTGGTCGTCTTCATCAAACAATCCGCCCAGGTCGAGCAGACTTCTAATCTCAGCCGGACACGATCTCAGCGCCACATTCGTCGCATCATAGGCCGCAAACGACGTAGGGCTGATCTCTGCAAGGTCGATGTCCAAAAGACGGCGAACTACTTGGCCGTCAGCCGTCTTTGACCATGAGTCCGAACGCGCCTTGAATCCGAAGGATACTCCCTTCAAATTTCCGTTCTGAACATTTGTATAGGTATCGTGGCCGATCTCCGTATCAGGGACAGCGATACGGAAGGCCAAGCCCTTTTCATCTACTTTCAATCCAAGCGTGCCCGCGCTAGTATTGCCCAGGAGCTGACTGGGGTTGTGATCGCGGAGTGCCAGCACCTGGTGTTGCTCACGCAGGGTGCGGGTTAGCATCCCAGGATCGCAGACTTCTACGAAGCCCCCCAAATCTCTTGAGGCAGAATTGAAGACGATGGCGTAGCCACCGAGTGTCTTCTGCCCATTGTCATCTAGGGCGCGGAGTTCGGACGCCATGAATGCGCGGCGTTCGTTGCCATGCTTACGAGATAGTTTGTTGGTTTTTCTCATGTTGCTCCTTTCTCCAAAGCTGCCGAATGGCCAGCCTTCCTTCGCGCTCAACCTCGTCGCGTTCGCTCATTGCTTCTGCAAGTGTCGCGAAGTGTTTGTTCTTGATGCCTTCCACATAGAAGTATTCGCCGGTAGGTGCGTTGACGTAGTCAACACCGCGATACGGGTTCGGCTCAGCCTTGGAGACGACAACGAAACCATTACCTTTCTTATTCGCCATCGATCACCGCCAGTTCCTTCTTTGCCTGTTGCTCATGCGCGGAAAAGACAATTGCACGCACACCCTTGTTGAGTTCCAGCGCTGCTGCCGCCTTGATATCGTTGCCCCACTTGGTTGAGCGGGTTTCTATCTTGGCCAACAGGTCGGCCACGAGTTCAACGTTGCCGTCTATCTGGCGCAACTCGGCAAGGCTTTCCAGCACAGGACCGAAAGTTTTAGCGACAGGCTCACCGTTCAAACTGCGCTGAACAGAGCTTCTGAAAAGTGGTAAGAATGCGGTCTTCATGTGACGCAACGACGGTGTGTTTACGTCGTCGTCTTGGTCAGCATCAAATTCCGCTTGCGTGCCGTCTGGAATGGCCGGGGCTGGTTTGCCCGCGACCATGTTTTTCAGGTTCGTCATATTGATTTGGACGGTGTACAGATCACCCTCGGGCCCAATGGGGTCCTCGCCAAGCTCCCTACGCACGTCGTTTCGTGAATAGAAGCCATTCTGCAAACCGACGCTGAATGCTTGAAGCGTGGATGCGAAATCTCCCTTCAATCGTTCGCGTAGGTCGAAGGCAATGTGCGCGGTGCTGGTCGCCGCGATGAGCTTGCGCTTCATCTCCGTTTCGAGCAATTTGCACAGAGGAGCAATCGTGTTCTGGATGAAGGCTAGGGCCAATTGAATCGCGGACGCTGAAGTGAGTTTCTCGGTGTCTCCTACCATCCATGAGGGCACGCCATAGGCAGCGGCGATCTCGTCGCGGGTGAACTTTCGGGACGCTAGAAGCTCAAGATCAACGTTGTTAAAACCGAGGGGCTCCAGCTTCCAACCTTGGTCAAGCACAGCAATCCTTCTCTGATTCGACCCGGTTTGAAGGATTTCCCAATCTTCGCGAGCCTTGGTCTTATCTACGCTCTTCATGGGGAGCGGTGAAGAATTTGTGAGCGCCATTGACGGCACCGCGTTGTTCACCATCGATCTGCCCATAAACTTCTGCTGTGAGAGAGCAAGGCCCATCGGTTCACGAAGGCACGCAATTGGGCTCTGACCGACAAGGCCATTCCATGTGTTGACGGCGAAGTGGAGCATGTTTTTGGCCAACACATAGCGGTACTCACCGGAAGGCATTCCATCATTCGTCTTGTACGCAAGCTGATTGCCCTGCTCAGTCAGACGCACAGGTTCTGTTCTACGTGGGTCAAGGTTCCAAAGCCCGATAGGCTCGTTTGAAATCGGGTCGCGTTCAATCTCGATGTAGGCGTTGCCCCTGTAGTTCAGGTGCATGACCGCTGTCCAGAAGAGCGACCAGGACGACGTCTCGGGGTTGGCTTCTACGGTGAGGAGCCGATAGAGCGGCTGATCGATGGCCAATTGCTTTTCGCCGGTACCCGCACTTCGATACAACTTGCAGGGCAGGCTGGCAAGGTTGTCGCACAAGATTTTATTCACTGAATACACCGTGCTGATTGACTGAGCGGTGAAGTCGTTCACAAACTCGTTTGAGGAGTTAGCGGCGCTGCCCCCTTGCATCACCTGGGCGATGATTGCGGGGTTCCACAGATTGCCGGGGACATTGAGAATGCCTCCGTCGCCAGAGCGCTTTTCGAGCGCACTGCTGTTTGCACGTCCGAAGACGCGTTGAATGAAACTCATGTGTTTTTCCTTATAGGTGGGAGTTAGGTTGTCCAGGCGCAGCGGAGTTCAGCCCCACCCGTGAGAGACGTGATGTAGGCCGTGTATTCCTCTGCCTCGGTGCTGCGTTGCTTGCGATATGGGTTGCCTATTCCGTACTCGCGGTCGGCGAGGTAGAGGCAGTGCAGCGAGGTTTCGCTCGTCCAGTCGTGGTTTGAGTCGATGGCGTGAATCTTGCTGACGCACTCTTGAAGTTCCTCAAGCGTTTGGCAGAACCATACCCAGCCCAGGTGATCTTCGATGCTCTGTTGCTGCTTGTTGGTCAACATGGACGGGGCAGCAACCTGTAGGGGAGCGGCTTGGATGGAAGCAACCTTGCTCCGCTCTACCTTGGTAGGTGTACCGGCGTCCAGGGCTTCCATTGCCTGTCTGAGACTCACGCGGTCAACAGATGTGAACTTGACCTTTGCACGCCCAGGAGTCCTCCGACTTGCATCTGCCCTTGCTTGCCTGTCCTTTGCCAGGAGTGCGGCAGCGGTCTCCAGGTTCACGCGATCCAGGGCTGTGAGGTGTCGGCGTGGCTTGGCGATCTCCTTCCAACAGTCCTTTTCGGCCTGCGAGAGATGCTTTGGGGCACTTCCCAGTGATGTCGTCTTTGCGACCGGGACGACTGCGACCGGTGTTGTCTTGGCGTAGGTGTGCTTTCGATCCTCGCGCCAAGTCCCGTTGAGACGGTGTTCTGCCTCAGTCTTGGGCGGATTGGCCATTTTTCCTCCTGTGGGGATTCACTTTTGGTTGACAGATTGGTCGAGATGCCTCACGATGTCGTTGGTCGAGGTTGGTCCGGCCCAAACCTGAAGCAAACCCACTAAAATCAGGGAGTTAGAGAACAATGGTCAAAATTATGCAAAATGTCAGTCAACTGTCACTTTGAAAGTTTGACCTAGGCGCGGTCCGGCGCTCGTTGATTGCATTGATTTTGCAAGTGCCCTACCGTAGGACCCAACAACAAGACCCCCAACGAGGTCACCCAACATGCTCACTCAACGTCCCTGATCGTCGCGCATTCACTTGAACTGCTGGAATATCCCAAATTGGCTTGAGAAAGCAGTCTCTGAACGGGACAAGGCCTGTGTCTATTGCGGCATTATCTTCAGCGATGAGCCACAGTCCTTTCGGGACCGCCGTAGCTGGGAACACATCGCCAACAACGCCAATATCATTACGCTGGAAAACATAGCCCTGTGCTGTAGGGGCTGCAATTCTAGTAAAGGTGCCAAGCTCTTGAAGGCTTGGCTGGACTCTCCCTACTGCAAGCGGAAAAACATCAACAAAGATACAGTGGCTCAGGTGGTTAAAGAGGCGCTGCTAGACCTACCAGCCATCAGCGTTGACCACTCAACTTCAAACTGAGACATCACCGAGCTGTTTATTCGCTTCGCGATTCGCTGCGCATTGATGGCGGCGTTTTCATGGGGTTGTGCAGGTGCAGTTTGTGCACTTGGCATGTGTGATCCAACGATCCAACCAACAAGAGGCAGACTACCAACGGGGAGGACACCCGCGCCGTCGTCGCCGATACGGCCATCTGCCTATTGTTGGTGTGCGGGAGCGTAATCGCTCGACCGCTATCGTCACCGACCCAAAGACGCGCCACGCTGGAGAGAGAAAGGAATAAAACTCTCCGCGTGCAGTGGGTAGGACGAACTTGTAAGAAAGACGGGGCAGGTAGGCTGCCGGTCACCAACCTCGTGGTGGCAAACTTAGATGAGTGACGTGATGACTTGAATCTCGCGCTCGGTCAGTGGTGTGAAGTTCTTCTGGCGTCCCACATTCATGCTCTCAGTGAACTGAGCCAGGGCGTCAACGAGCAAGCCATAAACGACATGGCAGGCACTTGTTGGCTGCCCAGGTAGGTAATCTGCAAGGTCGTCCGCGTTCTCTTCGAGCATTTCTTCAATGAATGACGCGGTCATGATCTTTGCATTTCTCAAACTGTAGTACCGATGCTCGTCAAGCTTGGTGCGGCTCTCCACTCGCCGAAGGTCGGCGCGATATGCATGCGCGATGAACAACAGGTGTGTGATGTCTTCCTGTTCGTCAAGGTCATCGACCGAAGCCTTCAGGCTCTCAAGCCATTTGATCACGTTGCTGGCGTTTTCAATCTTCGCGTCCACCAGACGGGGTGTAATGTTCATATCTGCCCCTCCTATGGAGCGATTGGTTTATCGAACGAGTCTGAGTCTCTTCTTCAAATAGTTGGTGACCACTCGTAACGAGCGGATGTCCCACTTCAATCTGCTGGCCATCTTCTTCTCACTGGCACCGGACAACATTAGTTGGCTAAGTGTGTAGTGATTCGCTTCGAACATTCGCCACTCTTGGGCCAGATAGACGGCGTCTTCAGGTTTCAGGTACGTCAAAGTTCCCTCGTCAGTGAAATACGGGGTTGAAGCGCGGCCATTAATCTGCCACTGCTGTGTGTTTTGATTTGTGTATTTGGGTGGTTGTGACATCCAGGTCGTACACGGACATCCAACCAAGACAATCAATAAACATCCAGGTTGTAAACAACAGGTTGTTACTAACCACTAGTACATGGACAAAGAGACCTTAACCTATGCCAAATCCTGTCCTGAAACCCTATTGGGAATCAGGTGGCCACCCACGGCCAGAGGACTTGTATAGGCTAAGAATTCGGGTCTCTATTGCCATTCGCTCTCGCTCATGGACGTCATCGCTGGCCTGCGCTCATTCAAAGGGTGTCATGGCGCTGCTCTCACCGCAGCCTGCCATGGGTCCGTTTATCGAATCCTCATCCAAGGATTCTGTCGGTATGAGCACCCACGCGTTTTGATCCGCGCCGCCGTCCTCATCGGTCATCTGGCCCTGTCGGGGTTCGATGCTTTGGGATGCGCTCCAGCTTGCCTGTTAGGGCGAGAGGGTTAACCTACCGTCAAGTTTTTATTCTTGATGTATTGCTTTTACGCCAGAGCAGAGTGTCGATCTGTTGGACGTCTCAAAGGTGAGACCCTACTTGCCCCGCAAGGTCAAGCGTGGGTTCGGGTGGGGAGAAATTTTGTCTCTCTATTTGGTATGGGATACAAATGCCAAAAGCGGTCTCCAAGACTGAAAAAAACTCAAACTATTTTTATCTTGTTGATTCTAAAAGGACAGGGATTGCACCATTTCTGATGCAATCCATGGCCAAGTGCAGTTTGTGCACTTGCTACCGACCCTTCTTGACCCTCTTGCCGACGCTCGACCGCTTGTCGCTCGTGTGACCGACCTCGCCCGGAGCCACCGATCTGCCTGGTCGGGGCATCAGGAATTGTTCCAACCTGTATGCAGACTCGGCTACTGCATTCTGACGCTTCCATTCTGCACAGGCAGCATTCCAAGATTCCCCTGTTCCACCTGCTTCCAACCATGCAAGTAGGGCGTTTGGTTCTATTCTTGTTACCCTGTCAACCTTATGCTGAGTGCGGCAATGCTGAGTGCGGCAGGGTTCTCCCGGCTGGTGACCACCAACACAACTCTTGTGGCAGATACGTAAGGCCTTGTGCTCTGTCGGCACCCTGACCGGCTGGCTGGCCTCTTCCCGTTCTTGGATGACCCGCAATGCACGCAACCCTCGCGACGTTTCAACTCGCTCGTTGGGAATCTCGTTGGCGATGTCACCGTCCTGATCGGCGCTGGTCATTCTCTTCTCTGAATCGAAAACTTCCCACAGGTCATCCGTGCTCATCTGACGAAGTTCAGCATATTCCAGGTCAATCGCAGCCTGTTGTTGTGCCGACCTAGCACGTGTGCGAACTGTAGTCGCCTTGTCAGGTCCGCGCTCACCGCGTTTGCGCTTCGGTCCACCGGATGCTGGCTTCGCTGTTCTGTCGATACCGGCAGCATCCAAAATCTGATTCATTGCCAGCCTGACGGCGTTCTCGGACAGGCCGGGATATGACTTCGCAATCTCGACATACGTTATAGCCTCAATCGGCTTGGTGGCGGATTCGTAATAGGCCAGAATCTTGCGACCTGTCGGGCCAGCGTCGGCCTTGAGTTTCGCTATCAGTTGGACACGGGCTTCAGTACGAGAGCCACGCACGAAGCCTCTATGGTTGTGCTCATCACTGCTACCAGCGATCTGGCTCGCATCGTAGTTGTCGTTGTACTCAGGACTGCGGTAGGTATAAGGCTGTTCCTCGTTGAAATTCACTCGTTCTTGGTTCTCCTTTGTGGTTGTCGGGTTGATGGTTTCGGGCAATAAAAAAGGCCGCCGTTTGGCGAGCCCAGTGTTTACCGTTAGTGCATCTGGTTTAGCTGGCTCGTATCATTTGGTTGTCCTTGTACTGCGCCTTGGCGAAGCGAGCCACGCTATTTGGTGTTGCTGACTTACCGAATTACTTAGTAACTATGTCACGTCGAAAAAATAAAGTCAACGAAAATCGTTGACAGACTCCACGAACGAGCGTATAGATTCCGGCGCATAGGTCGAAAATGTGTCAAGAGAAAAATCACTCTGCCCTGAAAATAGTTAGGCGGATACCGTCCAGGTCGGCACCGGTTGACATTTTCCCCCTCAGTTAACGATGTATTCCGGGGCGGTATAGAACCTTGCTGATGGCGGTTGTCCAACGCTAGCCATCGTCAACTTCCTCCTAACCTCGATCATCGTTGACGCTTCCGAGAGTTTGACTGATAGAGCAGGGTCTTGCCAGGCTGTCTGCTCAAGCTCATTTGCAATTTTTTCGGACGGTGAAAATGTATAGCCACTCACGTCGCGGTACGTGAAAATCACCTCTACTCCCTTCCGCTCTGCTTTCAGTTTGGCTGGCAGGATGTCGAGTATCGCTTGTTTTTCCTCTATGGCCTCCTGAAAGGCTGTTAATTGAGAGTTGCTAGATGCAGTTTCCCGCAACCTCGCGTGTGCTAGCTCAAGAGCGATGAGTTCGAGAAGTTGCTCAGTGTTGGAAGTGACAGCGGTGTTTTCAACAGACATCGAAATTGGTTCCCCTTTGAATTGCATTTGAGAACCTAACAGGCACCGCTTGGCAAAATCAATATCATTCCTCGCGAGAAAAGATTTACACTCGGCTCATGAGTTATAAAGTTGCGTGGGTCGGCACAGTAGCTTTGGGAGTCGAGACTGAAGGTGGGCGACAGATCGCCCTTTCCTTGGAAGAGGGTCAGCAAATCCCTGCTGAGTTCAAAGAGGGAGATGAGGTAGACATTGCGAATAGTCCAGACCATCCAGCTATCGCTGCGCTGGAATTAGAAAGCCGTGGATATTACGAAATCACGCACGTTCCGACAGGAATTGTTTTTCGGACTTGGCATCGCGCAGACATGTACAAGGTGGAAGAGAAATAGACCAGTAAAGTCGAGGGGAAGCTTGGCCGGGAACCCACGCGAATACGATGAAGAGAAGGCAAAGCAATACCTTGATGCCATTGATGATCGTTACACCCTAAGTCAATCCGGCAGGCTGTATCAGCCAAAATCAGCAGAATCAAAAAGAGATGATCACGATGATGCCACCGGGACAAATACGCACACACCACTTCATGTCAATGTCTTGCGGGACTGGCTTGTAATCTCCATATCCGGCTTGACTTTGCTTCTGCTTCTCTTCACCGTCCGCTATACCCGTAAACAGTGGCTAGAAAATAATAGAAGCGCAAATGCCTCTGAGATTGCCGCTCACGCTGCTCAAGTGTCCGCTCAAACTGCGACTGACACCCTGAAACTGACACAAAAGATGTTTATAGCCAGCCAAGCGGCGGGGTTTGACTGCCAATCGGACTACCATACCGATCAGCAGAGGATGGTAATTGAATGCACCAATAGAGGAGCCATCGACGCTCGCGAGATTAATGGGGAAGCTCGATTCATTCGTACTGAAAATGGTCATGTTGTTCAGAATGATAGGAGACAGATAGCTCAATCACTGGTGTTGAAGGGCGGTAAGTTCGCCAAAATTTTTCCCATTAACATGCCCCAATTTAGCTGGGAATGGATGTCTAAGCAGGGAATGACTATTATGATTTCCTTTACATATGAAAATGGGATTGAAAGAGCCTCGCAGTCTGAATGCTGGAGCTTGATTCTTCAGGACAGGGCATGGAGCTTTGGTGACTGCGACAATGCCAACGCTATAAACAATCTGAAGAAATAGAGCATAAGCCACGTTCGTAATCGGTCTTCGGGTTCTCCCATTCTGAAAATCGAATCCCGAGCTGGAATTTACGGAGACCTATTTCATCGTTGATACCGTTCGCCGATGTCAGATCACAGCTACAACAGTCACATGGCAAATGAAGTCACAGACTCAACGGGTGGGGTTCTAAAAGCGATTAAGTGGTTGGAGCAGACGGGACGGTCCATTATCGCGGCGAAGATGGAAAGAGAGCTGTTACGTGCAGATCAGCACAAACTAGAAAAAGGTGCGTTTCCTTCTGTGGAATCTCTGCATCATACACGCTCATGAACGCCCCACCATTAACGCTCAAGACTGGCTTGGTGTTCTTGCTGGGCGTGGCTCTGGTTCTATTCTGTATTTACTTGTGGGTTTCTGCACTGATCAACGCAAAGCCTCAACAGCGCGTCCACCCAAATCCACCACCCGCCAGCGTGCCTGCTCCTTCGCAGCAATAGGGAAACCGCGAAGCGACTTTTTCCAGCGCGTAGGGTTCAATTTCACAGTTCGAGAAGTGTGACTCTCATCAAGCCCCATCACCCGTGTTCGGTGTTTGGGGCTTTTTTTTGTGTCGTGTGGTCAGGTTCGCAACAGGTTCAGCTCAGCGCGGCTGCATCGTGCGTTTCAATTCCTCAGTCGTTAAATGCATTACTATCCAGTTCGCCACCGAGTTGATCAACGCTATGAGGTCGTTAACATCTTTCTCTTCCCACTTGCGGAGATAGTGCGTTTCATCATTACCAAGCCATGCAGCCCGTTCAGCAACCGTCTTAATGCCATCTTCGGGCACGTGCTCTCTAATGCATTGCACCAACGTCTTCCGTAGTATCTTTTCCTTCGTCTCCTCGTCGGCCTCGCGGCTCGCATAGTCCTTCACAAGAAACTCTAGAGCGCGGCGAAACCCTGCCCCGGCGACTTTGTCGAGATTGGTTTGTTTAGCGCGGTGCGCTTGTTTATAGGTTTTCGTAAATTCGGGCGATATCTCTTCGATTTCTTTTGGAACCCTGATTTCGTATGGAGTGAGTGGCTCGGAACGTCCCAAGAGATAGGTCGGGTAACCTACAGTCCTCTCGAATGTTGAGATGAACAACTCATGGCAGCTAAGATTTGCACACTGGTATAGGCCCTGAACTACTCCCCTCTTGATATGGACAAAATAAAGTCCACTTATGCTCATAGCCCGGTGACAGATTGGACATGCGTCGGGGTCATTGTCAATGTCAACTGTGCGTTGTGATGAGTCACCAACTGTAGATATTTGTGGCATGGTTGCCAGTATAGTACGGCATTATCCAGCGCAAATCCCCGGACATCCGAAGTTAGCGTTCCATCTTTTCTGGCAATTTCCGAAACACCCGATTGTTCAAACAGACTGCTCAGTCGTAGACACCAAGGATTTGCTTCAACTCATCAATGACAAATGCAAGTTCGTTGATGTGACCGTTGACCATTCCCCTTACCTCTTCTTTGCCCGGGCTATTCTGCCGTTCAACAGTTACAAGAGCATTCTGTTGGCCTTCCAGCCGGTTCTCCAGGGTCGTTAATAGTTTGAATACCGCTTGACCGTTAACGTGGGCGGGTGGGCCCTTCCGTCGCCAAGCTTCCTCTTTTTTGGCGGCCAGTTCCGCAGCTTCCCCTAACGAATGAGGTTTTCTGATGTTATCCGTCATAACTGTCCTCCGTGTAACTCGGGGAGATTATAGCGTCAATAAGGCACGACCCGGTGCGGTCTCATAAAGAGACTTGAGATTCAAGTCTTTAAGAATCAGTAATTTAGTCGTTGACAGTGGGCCGTCCATTCGATAAGGTTCTCGGCAGGGAGAACCAAAAATGGAATCAGCAACCGCACACAGCACACTCGACGAACTTAGGGAAGACTTGATATCAAGCATGGTCGGGGCCGACGGCAAACCTAATGCAGCTTACCTAGAGGCGTCCGAGCTATTTGTAACGACCACAGAACAGATTGGGGATCGTGACCCACGGGTGCTGGCCTATGCCGCGCTCACGTTGGCAAAGTGGGCGATTGACCGAATCCCCGCCAAATAATACCAACGTGCTATTCATCTGCCAATGGTTCTGTGACACTATCTTCGAAGTGCTCTCTCAAGACAGCGCCTCGCAATTGCCCCGGCTTCGGCTGGGGCTTTTGCTTTCTTGGGGCTACTGTCAGCGCAAATACAATTCAACAACAGCTTGCGCCATTGCGTCCCGGTTACCGCTCAGTTTGTCCGCCGCGTGCTTCTTGCAAAGAAACTCTTCTCGACCCAATGTCGGATGATAGATAAGTTCGGCGAAGCACTTCTTTGCGCTAACGCTCGGGCTGGTTTGTTGGCAGGGACGCGGTCCTTCCGGATGATCCGTTGTGTACTTTTCAATCATTCCCATAAGCTTGTGGATTTTTCCTTTCACCGAACAAAGTCTCACCTTCCTGTGATTTGTTTGTCCAGCTTTTACCGGCAATTATTTTGCCCCTACTACGACGACGTCTTCTTCATTTTGTGCGACGCTTCTTCGCAGCAGGAACGGGAATGTATGTGGCAGATTCCCAGATCATCGAAACCTGAGCGTTACCGTCTTTCGTGCTCCACTTGAGCGTGCTGACATCTATAGACTTTTGACCGCAATCGATAGAGAGATTCTCACGTTCGGATTCCTGTTCCGCTTGAGCCTGCTTGGAGAAAGATGTGAAGCATGCGGAAAAGCCCTCGCCCTTGAACTTGTCCAATATGTCCCCTATCGTGTGGACCGTCGAATAGGCAGTATCCTCCGACGCCCACAACACTCCGACCTTGACCAATACTTCTGACTCAAAATTCAAATATCCGACTATGTAGTGCCTATCTCCAGTCGCTGTCACATCCCATGTGCTGCTATCGTCTGCTCGCGGACTCACGATGTATTTCCCGACCAAAGCGGTAAGGACCTGAGTCTTGGACATTCCGGCAATAATCGGAGTATTTCCGAAATCAATTACTGCCGCGAGAGCAGGATTCTGGCCATGGGCCAAGAAAGACGATCCAATAAAACCCGCCAAGTAGAGCCAGATCGACAGCCACAACGGAAAACGCCGCAACATAAATGGCCTCCCTCGAAGGGTCTCAGTGTCTCACGAGAGACCGTCACATAAGGGGGGCAGGGTCACCGGCCTGCCAGCGACGCCGTACAGGCAATTCTGTGCGACCTAGAAGCATATCCGATAACGTATACCGAGGACCGAAGCACCTTACGGATTACGTGGCAGCCAATGTCATATCCCCTATCGGTATGCTGGCCGGTGCAGCTATATCCCCCATAGGTATGCTCTATGGTGCTGATATGGTGCTAATCGCATCCGACTTTGCTGCAGCAAATCCGCGCTAAGTCATTGACAAAAACACAAACCAAAACCCCACTAAGTAAAGCACTTAGCGGCGAAGTCGATGTTAAGTTGTTGATTTGGCAATGAAATTGCCTTGGCCGTAAAACACATCCTAAGTCTGGTGCGTCTGCCAATTCCGCCACTTTCGCAACTGGTTTCTATTATCGATGAAGGCAAAATTTCCGGCTATTACGGAATTGATTTGCCGGTTCGGGGAATCGTTTTCTCAAAATTTGTGATACAAGGGTCGGCACGGCACATTTGCAATTTTGAGCAGGGGGGTTGGTGATGAAGATTGCTTTGAGGGCTTCGCAATTTGAGGCTATGAATTCATGGGTTGCGGTTTCGAGAAGTGCCCTGCTGGCTGTGACGGCTGCGTGGCTGACGAGCATTTGCGGAGCACAGATGCCGACGGCAGATCTCAGCATTAAACTCGATAGACCTATGCATGCCGTGAGCCCCACGCTTTATGGCTTGATGACGGAGGAGATCAACTATTCCTACGATGGCGGCCTCTATGCCGAGATGGTGCGCAATCGCACCTTTCAGGATCACGGCTTTGGCGGGGTGGCTCACTGGAACATTGTGCATATGGGCAATTCCATTGCGGTGATGGCCGTGGACGATACGGAAGGCCCGAGCGAGGCGCTGCCGCACAG